TATTGACATTACTGTCGCCAGTAGAATTTGTAAACTTAACTGAATCACCAATATTATATCCAGTTCCAGCAGCATCAATATGAATATCACTTATTGATCCATTTTGAATTTTGCTGACTAAAGCAGTTGATGCTCCGTTTCCAATTTGGGTGTCTAAAGTTAAATTATCACCAACACTATAAAGTATACCACCAAAATCATTAGCTGTAATTTTAGTTACAACACTTTGAATTGTAAACTTCATAGTAAAATCACCAGAGGTAGATATTCCCTCAATGACTTCAGAAGCACTAAACCCAGAACCTAAAACACTATCTTTCCTTATAGTAAATTCTACAACAGAATCTGTTCCTTGGCTAAATTGAGATACTGAAATAATCTGTGCTTTTGTCCCAGATGATGCGCCTGTTACAACTTGCCCTTCCATCTCAGCAGGAATTGCTCCTTGAGAATCAGATGTACATCGAATAGCAAGAACATCATTCCAATTACCATCACTAACCCTGACCATAAATTTTTCTGGATAGGTAATAGTTGCTTCTTCACCTAAGAATATTCTAAAGAAAAGTTTATGACCTTCAGACGTTCCCTTTGCAGCATACAAGTCACGAATTTGCTTGATAAGATTTCGTTTTGACACTCCGTCTGCAAGATTGATTGGAATTGATTCCATAAAGGAATCTCTAAATGCATTTAAAAAATGATCAACCGTATTATCAGGATTTGCATACTCAAGCAACTGTTGAATATTCTGTACAGGATTTGCACGATACTTTATGAGGGTGGAGGTAGCACCACTCGTTGTACCTGTAATAGTTTCCCCTTCAATAAGTCGTTGGTTTGCAGTTATGAACAGCTGTTCGTTATCATCCACTAATACGGTAGCAGTTGCCTTGCTTGTCGATCCAGTAATCGTTTCACCGATTTCAAATTTACCTGTAGTCCCACTACCACTTTCAAAAACAATTTTATCAGCTTCATTTGAACTAGATATATTTGTACCATCTAATATTATAAAATTGGCAGATATCGTTTCTAAAAGAACTTGATCAACCGTTCCATCAATAGTTATCTGAGCAGATTCTAAAAACCTATAATACTGTTTAAGAAACTCAACAAATATTGGGTGGTCAGCCTGAATATAATCAGGCACTTGTCCATCTATAAGTGGCGATATTTCGGTAATTAAAGCGCTATCAAAAGGTGCCATTGATCTAATAACTCGTTCCTGTTGGGTCTACTGATGACGATGTAGCAGCGAATGAAGCTGCACCCCCTTCATCCCCTACAGCAATGGTATCAACTCCTCCTATAATTTTAGTATTGACTGTATCAATTTCTAAAATTTGATTTCTTACTGCAACAATATCATTTGAATTTGGAATAACAATAATACGAATACGAGTTGATGATGTACCGTCAACATTTGAAATTGAAAGTATATTTAAAGAGTTAATTGAAATGGCTCCAGTTGTATAGTTAATTGTTCCCGCTGTCTCATTGGTATAGTTTCTAGTAGCACCTGTTAAATAGTATAGTCTAATATTTCCTGATCCATCATCATCTAAAAATTGTTGCTGTGTCGCAAAACTTCCTGACACATAAAACCCTGTTGATGTGACAACACCACCATTACCACCATTGTGTCCGGCATGAGGATTGTATATGGTGTTGTTAAAGTATATATTGTAAGAATTAATATTACCAGTGTCTGGAGTAAAGTATTTTGCTAGTCTAGGAGTTACTGAACTACTTGTGATGGAAGAATCCGTGATGTCGATAGCCCTCAAAAGTTTTGAGTGTCTTAACACCACATCAAATTTAACCAACTCATTAGTGTTGAAATCTGAAATTGTTTTGGAAACTTCACTAACCAAAGTATCTTTTGTTTTAACTGTTAAGTTTGAGTCAAATTTAAAATTTGCTGTAAGAAAAATATAAAGAAAATCTGGATCAACAATAACTGGAGTAATTGAAGCAACTGTAAATTTCCCAAGACCAGAAACTAGATTTGTCTTTTCCGCATTGGTTAAGTTTGTACCAAGATTATTCCTAACAGAAATAAATACCTTACCATATTCCGCTGTTGCAACAACTCCAAGACTAGAATCAAATGAACCGTTCTCACCACCAAACACTTGGACAGCTGTAGCATTAGGATATAATTTTTGTACAAATACCTTATAGTCATCTTCCGTAACACACCTACCTTGTGAAGCATAATCCAAGGGAGCAGACAATTTTATGGACTGAATACTTTCTGCTTCTGAACCACCTGTTGCACCTGCAATAGTTGACGTTGTAACATTGATGACGGTATTGATTGCTCCAGAGTTGGTAAATCCAATTGAACCATTAGCTTCAGTAACATTAGTAACAACATATTTTAATATGATTATATTACCATCATTAACTTTCTTACTAACAACTCCATCACCAAAATAGATTTCAAAATTTCCATCTTCAACCTCTTGCAAAAAGTACACTGTACTGTTGCCAGTCAACTGAGTAATATCAGTAGCTTTAGTGTAAGTGACTGTAGTAGAATCTGATTCAGAATTTTGCACTTGTACTGAAAGGGTAGTTGTGTCTGCCTTATTACTATTCAATAAATATCTTTGGGTGACGTTGGTGCTATCAACGGTGTATCGAGTTGTAACATATGTTCCCTCGTAGATTGGGATATTGTTAAAGAAGATACCATTACCTAATTGGCTAGATGTGAAAGCAGATGTGGTCACAAACTGATACGCTACGTTGTCAATAGTTGTGGTGAATACTTGACCAGCATTCATTGTAGCATTTGGTAGAGCTATATCATTCAGAGTTACATTAACCTTTGCCATTGGAGCTCTAACAGATCGTGTTTCATATCCTAAAGTCTTTGCATGAGACACTACACTAGATCGCAACACCGCACTGTCAATAAACATTTCATTTGCTAACATGTTTGCGTGAAATCCAAGATAGTGTGTGTTATAAGCTAATACATCCAGTAGGCTGTTAATTCCTGATCCTTCAAAGTCATAATCAAGAAACTGGTCTTGATTTTTCATGAAGGTCTTCATATTTTGTTTTATTGTATCAAAGTCTAAACCTGATATCTCTAGTTTTTGGTTGTTGGCCATTATCGCAATACCTCCAATAGCGTATTAAGTTCAACAAGTTCGGCCTGTGCATTTAGCACTTGAAATTTTACCGACATGTTATATGCATTACGATCCAAATCTGGTTTCACTTCAACACTAAAAAGTTTAACTCTTGGTTCAAATGAGTTAAGAACATCCTCTGCAGCTTGTGCAATTGCGATTGAAGTCATGGGGTTTGCATTTTCAAACAACAATCCCCTTATGCCACATCCAATTTCTGGGTGAAATGGCTTCTCGTAGAAATTTGTCAATATCAAATTTCGCACTGAACGTTTAACAGCAGTAACATTGGATAAGGTATTTACATCTTTGTCCCTTGATCGTTTTGTAAAAAATAAATCTAAGTCTCTGTACTGGCGCACCTGTAACCTAGAAGTATTTGTCTCTTCTGAATCACTTAAAGCTGTTAATTCCTTGAAACTTGCTGTTTTTTCTATAATCGCCATTATTACTCCAAGGTATTTTGTATTATTTATAAGGAATTGCTAAGCAAAATCATGGCCCAGCGAAAGTGTTTACTGAACCAGTTGCAACTACTGTGCAACCAGATACGCCGTCACCTATCCTTCCACAACCCTTACCATTTATGAATACTGTTGTCGAACCTGTAGTAATTGGTGCTTGGTGAACTGGACATGGCACAGCAATGGGTATTAAATGAGGATGATTAACATCATCCTGTCTACTAATTCCCGTACCATTAACAAAAACGTCAGGTGATTTTGCTAATCTGGATGGGGTAGAACAATGAACTACATCATCGTCTACCATATCTCCTCTACAAATTGCAGGCATATTAAACTCCTACACCTTGTGTGAATGCTATTATAGATGGTCCAAAAATAGATATAGACCAGATAAGCAAACCCAAAGTTATAATAGATGCAAACATCCATTTGTTAGATGTCTTAGTTGTTGTCATCTTCAGCGCTAACATTTCATTTCCAAGTACTCTAATACTAACTTCAAAATCTTCATTATCTGATTCACTCATATCCCTCTCCTCAACTACTTGCGTTATTCAATCTTTCTCTAGCCATCAGAAGTCCTAGTCGATGCGGCCACAGTCCTAATTCTCTATGTTCTGCATCACTATGACCATCTCCATCCACATGCGGCTCTCCAATTGGAGTATGATGATGATCAGCAGTTTGAGAATCACTTGCTGTCTCCAACATAAGATGGTTCTCTAATCCAGCTGCAAAATCCTCTGGAACCATCTTACCCAACGCATCTATCGCTGCAGCTTCATATAAAAATTGATCACCATCCTCTAGTAATAATTTTTCTTCAGCAGGAACACTATGAGAAGTTCCGTCAGTATCAATCACAGTATTGTTAGTTTCTAACATTACTCCTTGAACAGCTGCGGAATTGAGTGTTCCTGTTTCCAAAAATATCTCATTAGAAGCAACCAATGTCCCTAAGTCTGGTTTGAAACTGATAACATGTTTCAATGTAACCAAATCAATTGCATCATAATCAGTATATACTACCGTTACGTTTGAAGAATTTATAACAGTAAATGCGTGTGCCATTATGGGTTCAAGTTAATGTTTGGACCACCAGTGATTGTAATATCACCACCAGAGGTATGGGTCCACGTTAATCCTGTTGTACCAGCCCATGTAGTCTTGAGATCGTAAGTAGTAGACGATTGGACTGTAAGAGACTCAGTTCCAACAATTTCTGTTTTCCTAAAGTCTTTAGACTTATCTGTGCCATATGTCTCCGTAACATTACGCTGTACTGTATGGGTAAGCTTACCAACTACTGTATTAGAATGAGAATGTTCATCTATCTTAGTTCCATAAGTTTCTGTTACGTTTCGCAATACCGTATCGTTGGTGCTACCTGTTACAAGTCTTGTATGAAAATGTTTATCTATATCTGTACCATATGTCTCAATTACATTCTTTTCTACTGTCTCTTCTTGCTCACCCTTAATGAGAGATATATGATTGCCACCAATTGTTTCATGAGCATTGCCACCAATTGTTTCATACTTGTTTCCACCTACCTGTATATTCCAATCACCTTTGATAAAGGTCTTACAGTTTGACTCGATGGTAAGGTTCACATCTCCCTTGATGTTAACAAAGTTGGTTCCAGCTATAATCTCGTAATCATTACCAACAACCCTAGTATGTTTATTACCGTCAGCATCAA